AAAGGCGGCCACTGTCGCTCAAGGAATGTGGAATCCGGCGTAAGCTAGAGAACCTTAAGAAGTCTGATCTAGTGGATGAGCTGTTTAAGTCGGGCACTGGCTTTGAAGAGATGCCTGTTGGCACTATGCTTGAGTATCTTGAAGCTGATATCCGTACCACTGCTGAGTTGTACGTTGCTCAGATGGAAGATTACGAGAAGGAAGAGAACAAGTCTCTTATTCCTGTAGTTGATCTGATGAACGAAATGCTCATGTTCTTGGTTGAGATAGAGCGTAATGGTACAGCCATTGATCTGGATAAACTTGAAGAGGTTGAGCTACAGTTTGAGACTGAGAAGAACGAACTTACTAAGCGGCTGTACGAGATAGTTGAAGAAGTCATGGGCGACACTCCTATTAATTTAAATAGCGGTGCCGACATGACCAAGGTTGTCTACTCGCGTGAGGTTACTAACAGGGATGCCCACCAACAGACGTTCAACATTGGTACGAATGCTGCGGGTAAATCTTTGATGCCACCTCGCATGAAGCCACGGGAGTTCTCTGCTGCTGTTAGATCAACTACGGCTGTCGTTCAGAAGACTGTGGCTAGAAAGTGCCCAGACTGTGACGGTAGAGGATCAATACAGAAGTATAAGCAAGTCACTAAGACTAAACTTGGTAAGAAGTATAGGGTTCAGGGTGAGCCGTATAAGAACAGGACCAAGTGTAAGGTATGTTCAGGTGCTGGTGCTATATACGTTGCTACTGGGGAGACTGCGGGTCTTAAGATGACCCCTAAGTCACCCTATTACGCCTCTATCAACGGCTTTAAGACTGACAAGAATACTATTAAGATGCTTGTACAACAGGCTGAGGGCAAGGGTAACGCTATTGCTGTAGAGTTCCTTACCAAGATCAGTCGATTGAATGCCATCAGCACCTACCTTGATAGTTTTGTTAAGGGTATACAGATAGGTACGCGGTCTACTGGTCTTCTACACGCCAACTTCAACCAATGTATCACTGCAACTGGTAGACTAAGCAGTAGTAATCCCAATCTGCAAAACCAGCCCAAGAGAGGCTTTCCCGTGCGGAAGGCTATTGTCTCTAGGTTCAAAGATGACGGTCTGGTGGTTGAGGCAGACTTCTCTGGTCTAGAATTTAGAATGGCTGGTGAATTAAGCAGGGATAGTCAGATCATTGCTGACATACTTGGTGGTAAAGATATTCATAAGCAGACTGCTTCTATCATCAACCAGTGTGATCCGTCTGAAGTCAGTAAAGATGCTAGACAGGCGGCAAAACAGTACTCGTTTGCCCCGTTATACGGCGGTCAGGGTGCCTTAGAGCCGCCTCACGTACAGACGTACTTCGCTGAGTTCTTTAACATCTACGAGGGTCTTAAGAGCTACCAAGACCGTCTTATGACAGGTGTACTTAAGAATGGTATTGTCCAAGTTCCTAGTGGACGGCAGTACTACTGGCCTAATGTTGTTCGTACCAGAAATGGTAGGGTAACGAATGCCACTCAGATAGTTAATTACCCCATACAAGGCTTTGCCACAGGAGACTGTGTACCATTGGCCTGTATCCGCGCTCTAAGGCTGTTCAGAGAGAACAAACTTAAGAGTAAATTAATCTTAACAGTGCATGACAGTATTGTGGTGGATTGCCACAAGGATGAGTTAGAAAAGGTAAAAGAACTACTACATATCGCCATGACGGGGATAGATGAAGAGATGGAAAAGCGGTTCAACTACAAGTCAGTTGTGCCCTTCGATATTGAAATTAGTGCTGGAACTAATTGGCTTGATCAACACGAATTAGAGTTGACTACTGCCACCTAGTTGCGGTACAATGAAAGCTCACTTTTAAGGAAACATAGATGACTGACTTAGTTGTTAAAGAAGGCGACCTGAGCCTTGCAGATATCGCTTCTACATTAGGCGCTGCACAAACAGGTAGCAAAGGACCAAGCATCCCGACTCTGAAGATAAATTCACAGGGTGAAGACGCTAATGGGGTGCAAATTCCCTTGGGATCATTCTTTCTGAATACTCCCGTTGGTGATCGTGTCTACGCTAAAGACGGCGTTAGATTACGGGCACTGAGCAATCACATCCAGTATCAACACTGGGGTGAGCAAGGGCTTATCAATAAATCTATCTTGCTACAGTACGCAAAGGATGAAGGCCGTGATATGTTGGGCGGGTATAACTGCAATATGCCAACCTACGAACAGTCTAAAAACTTTACTGAGAAAGAGCGTGAGAAGTATTTGGGCATTGACCGATACCGTATCGTGCGGGGTATTGTATCGTATACTGGTAAGACTGCTAATGGTGAGGAACGCACCATAGAAAATCAACCATGTGTTTTATCGCTAAAGCGTAAGAACTATGGGCCATTTTATCATGACGTATTAAACCGAATGGGTGAACGCATGATCTGGGATTTTGAGAGTGTTCTTAAAGCTGAAAAGCAGAAGTCAGTTAAGGGTGCAACATATTATGTAATGCACTTTGAGCCGCAGTTTGGCGAACCATTTGAAATGACACAGGACATATACGACAGCATTCAAGCTGTAGGTGGTCTGGTGAGTGGTGAAAACAAACGTGTCGAAGATGCTTGGAAGAAGGCCAATATGGATATGGCTGAAGCACAGGCTGATGAGGCATTGATGGATCATCTTGATGAGCTAGAGGCAGACGTTGCTTAAATGGGCGTTGTCCAAGGAATGAGTAATGCGGTATACCACTCGACCAGTGGTATATCGTCCTCTGCCGTTAAGTCGGTGTACAAAAAATCTCTAGCACATTGGAAAGGCGAAAAGCGTTCACAGACTGCTGCTTTTACTATGGGAACAGCCGTCCATGCACTCCTTCTGGAAGAAGATCGTGACCTTGTAATACGAGGGCCAAAGACCAAACGGTCTAAGGCTTTTACAGACATGGAAGCATCCCTGAATGAAGATCAAGTGCTTCTAACTGAGGTAGAATATGCCGTTGCTAAGAAGATGTCTAAGACTACTCTTCAAAATGCTCACTGCAAGAAGCTACTGCGTCATGCTGATAGGGTAAACGAGGTAAGTATCTTTGCTACCTGTCCAAACACTGGGCTACAGCTAAAGACTAGGCCGGATTTGCTGATAGAGTCTGAAAAGACTGTGTATGATGTAAAAACTACTATGGATGCCAGTCCTATGGGATTTTCTAGGGAGTGCTTCAAGTATGCCTACGATATTCAGGCTGCGTTCTACTTATACGTGTGCAAGTTAGCTGATATTGACGTAAACTCATTCAGTTTCATTACTGTGGAGAAGTCTGCGCCCTACTGTTCTCATATTCACACAGTTAGCGAAAGGCTGTTGGACAGTGCCACTGAACGAATGCACCGTACCTTGGCTATCATTGCTGATGCTACGGAAGATGAGAACTATGATACTGGATGGGGTGATTATAGCATAATTGAGCTACCCTCATGGCTATAAAGGCACAGAGTGCTAAGGCTAAGGGTAGACGATTACAGCAGTGGGTTAGAGATAAATTATACTCTACATTCCCTAAGCTAGAAGACGGCGATATCCGCAGTACTTCTATGGGAGCTAATGGAGAAGACCTTCTTCTATCCCCTGCTGCTAGACGCTGCTTTCCATACTCAGTCGAGTGCAAGTCTAACAAGGCATTTGCTGTTTATAAAATCATGGAACAGGCTACGGAGAACTGCCCTAAAGGTGTTCAGCCGTTAGCCATTATTAAAGGGGATCGCCAGAAACCATTGGCGCTCCTTGATGCAGAACATTTCTTCAAATTAACCGCTAGAAAGTAATCATGCCAAAATCAAAAATTGATGCAAATAGCATCCGTCTTGACCTTAGAATAGATCAGGACACCGATATCGTTGACCTTGAGATATCTCATAACCTCAGTGCTACGATGGAAGAAGCTCAAGTAATGTTCTACTTGGATGCTATCAACGGTCTTACTTACAAGATCAAATGTGAGATCGAAACCCTTGCTTTCCAAGGCGCTCTGCTTCGTGAAGTTGCCACTCTTCGTGAA